TTCTGCTGTCTCACAAAACTGTTAAATCCTCCAATAGTGTCACTTCGGCAAGATTCCATAGAACCACTACGGTCCAAAATTACAAATATCTTTGTTGTTGTCATTTATATATCACCTTAAGATTATAATTATTTAAATCATTTTTTTTTATAAAAATTGATAGTAAAATTTTCAAAATACCCCATAATTATCAACCGTTTCTTTTTCCACACAATGTCCTTATATCCCATTGAAGATGTTGATTCCTCCAATCAGAGGAAACTTTACACCAAAGCTGGTGTCTTACTTTTTTTACCTAATGCCAAAGTTGAAGGTTTTACCAATAATCTCAACAATCTGGTTGACTACAAAATTAAAATTCTTCTCAATGAAATTAAACAAAGTAAGAAGAAATATGGAATAAAACTGAAAGATAATCCACATAATGAAATGGCTGCAATTTTTTCCGGTAAAATAACTGAAAGTCTCAGAGAATGGAAAGATAAAAATGCCCAAGGTATTGCCAGATGTGTTAGTATAATTGATGAAGAATTCATCAATAAAAACGACCGTGATAGAGTTGCAGCGGAAGAATTAGATAAAAATGGTAACCTCAAAACTTTAATTGATAATTTGCGTCCCATCTATAATCCCAACGAACTTAATAACTGGAGCAACATTTTTGGCATTGAACCAATCCGGGCCTACCAATACTACAATTCAAAATGTCAATATAAGAAACCTCTTTACGGTTTCTTCGTTGGCAATATCAATCAAGGAGAAACAAGTATTATTCAAGCCGCCAGAAGAGAAGTTCTCGAAGAAGGTTCAATCGACCTTGATGAAAGATTTTTTGATCCAATTTTTCAAACAAATATGCGCTCAAAAAATAACATAAGTCTCCCTCTTGTCCTTGAATACCCATTCACCAAACACGGCGTCACTTACTGGACACGAACTTTTCTCCTGTTCATTGATGAATTCAATGCTGAATCCAACAAAAAAACTGGATATCAAGCTGCAGCTATCATCTCACCAAAATAATTTTTTAACATATTTTTTATAATTTTACACCGCTTATCAATAAGTAACAATAAAATATTTTTAATTAATACTTTTTTTAGATAAAATATGCAATCGCATAAAATATGGAATTATTTTTTGTATTTTTGGTAATATTTCTTCATGAAGGACTTTTTCCATTCTATACCAAATTTTACATTATTTTGCAAAAAAAATTGCATATTTTAATTTTTATTGGATTTATAATTTATTTTTTTATTGATCAATTTAACAATAAAAGAAAAAATATTAAAATGTATTTTTTGGAAGAATATGCAAAAAATGAAATTAAAGGTAATTGAATAATAGGTTATAATAAATGTTTAAAGCGTACGAAAGAACTGACGATAAGATAATATTTTATGGATTTTTTGATGGAGAGATCGAAAAAGAAATGATGGAAGGTGTGAAGTATATAAAATTTCAACAGATTAATAAAAAACCAATTAAAAAATGTCGAAAATCTAATTTTTTAATTAGATACAAGGATATCTGCTCATCTACTTTATTTAACAGAATTATTGGAAAAAATCATTTTCAATTACCTGATGGTTTAAAATCTGTTAAATTTAATGATAATTTTTCGGAAGATATAATTGATATGCCATTAACGCTGGAAAAAATTAAATTCGGCATTTGTTTTAATAAGATTGTTCCACATATAGAGGATTTTATTAATTTGAGGAAATTATCATTTGGAAGGGATTTTAATCAGCCAATAGACAATTTACCGCATAATTTGGAGATATTAGTATTGGGACAATCTTTTAACCAACCGATTGACAATTTGCCAAACTCATTACAAGAATTAATTTTTAACAAAAGTTCGGGTTTTAACAAACCAATTGATTTTTTGCCAACAAATCTGAAAAAATTGGTATTAAATCATTATTTCAAACAACCCTTAGATAATTTACCAACTAATCTGGAAATTCTTGATTTACACCATAATTACGATTTTAACTTCACTATCAACAACCTCCCTGACTCAATCCAAGTTCTTAAACTCAATCTAATGTTCAACCAAATTATCGAGAAATATCCCTCCAATTTAAAAGAATTAACATTTGGCGACTACTACAATCAAATTACAAAGAAATTACCAAATGGATTAGTGAAACTGCAATTCAGCCACCAATTCAACAGAAAAATAAAAAATCTTCCTCAATCCCTTAAATATTTACGTTTTGGTGATTGTTTTAATCAAAAAATTTGCGTTTTACCAAATAGTATTGAAGAATTATATTTCGGATTTAAATATAACAGGGAGATTGGTCCACGTAATTTGCCGCAGTATCCGCAGAGATTGCCGGAGAGTTTGCGTATTATACATTTTGGTGAATTATATGCGCAAAGAATCGGCGATTTAATTAATGGATCTTATTTACCAAAGAATCTAGAAGAATTAAAAATTGGTTTTGGGTCAAATATTGGAGTTCGAAGATTGGATCAATATATGAATATGAATAAAATACCGGTATGTCCTTTAATTGAAGAAAATAATATTTCCTATCTTCCAAAGAATCTCAAAATTTTGAGATTAGGTAATTATCAATTTCCCGTAAATCATCTGCCGGAATATATTGAACAAATGTACTTTAATCCAATCAGATCTACTAGTTGTATTAATTTTCCGAATGGATTGAAAAAATTAGAATTTGGTGATTTTTTTAATTCTGTTTGTGATAAATTACCAGCAGGATTAGAAGAAATTGAATTCAATGGAAGATTTAACCAAAAATTTGACATTCCAGATGGGATTAAAAGTGTAATTTTTTCAATGGATTTTAAGCAAGTTATAGAAAGGTTGCCAGAGGGATTAGAGGTTTTGATTTTAAATGATGATTACTCACATCAATTACCGAAATTTCCCAATTCCCTGAAACATCTTCAAGTCGGAAAATATACCCATCCAATTTGTGATTTACCAGAAGGTTTCGAAACATTAATTGTTTATCGAAATGACGACTGCCGAATTATTGATCTACCAAAAAGTACAAAAAAATTATTCATCAAGGCAACGCATAAAATTATTGATAATTATTATCCGAGTCTTGAAGAGTATTTTTGGAAATATCGTGACATTATTGAAATTGAAGTGTAAAATTTATAAAATGATTTTCTAACATCCGGATAATTTCAGAAGAAGATGTAAAGTATCTTCTTTTTTAATATCATAAAACTTGATTGTCTTATTGTCTTTTTCAAGCTGTTTCCCTCTAAAAATTAATCTCTGTTGATCAATTGGGATGCCCTCATTTAATTCAATTTCATTCTTCAATTCCCATATAGTAGTCATATCATTCACATTAAATGCGATTGATCTTCCACAACCATTTTTTAAAATAATCTGGAATTTTTCTGATTTCTTTTTCGCATTTTTATATGGGCAAGGACATCCAAAGAATTCCTCATATTTTTCATATCCAAATTCCAATCTGGCAAGATAACCAGAATCTTCACTTGATGCTTTTATCGGTCTATGATGAACAATTGTTCCGAGAACTGAATGAATGTGATGAGCTAATTGGGGTATGAGAAGAAGGGAATGCCAGCCGTGGTCTAATTCAGGTGGCATTGAAATTTTCATCGGGAAAACATCCACATCTTCATTCACTACTTTCAAAATTAAATAAGACACAACACCTTGCCAAATATTGCCGGCATTTTTGTCATTCGTTTTGTGCCAAATTTTATATTCAGGATGTCTGCAAGGTACCAATTGATGATACATTTGTAATGCATTTTTACGCGTTTCAGAAAATTTATATCTTTCCCTAATCACTGCCCTTGGCATATCCATTAAAGATATTATTGCGAAATTCTTTATTTTTACTTCCTTATTAATAATAGTTTGGTCGTAGGGACATTCATTAAGAAGATCAAAACATTTGGTGCAGAATGTGTGGCCACAACTGCAAATAAGGGGTGTGTCGAATAATTCCATACAGATTGGACATTCAATCACACTTGTAGGAGATTTGTCGGATAAATCTACAAAAGGTTTAAGTTCCATAATAATTATCAATGGATTGTAATTATAATTTAATCAATTTTTTTATTAAACAATAATGTTGATGATGCAATAAAGAATAAATGCAAGAAATATGTTGATTGAAGTGGATGGGGAAAATGATTTGATGGTTGGGGATGATGGAGGTGCATTTTCGTTGCAGAAAACAAGTCGTCTTTCGAGAGCACAAACTCTGGGATCTCCGGACATTGTTATTGTTGGATTTCCGGAGCAAGTAGTTCCGGAATAAATGAGAGCATTGAAATATGTTCCATTACAGAAAGTGTAATTCATACCATTCGCACCATTTCCAGCCATAAAACAATCATTTAAATTGAAATAATATGTTTGAAACAAATTTGAACAAGATGAATCCAAATATTGATTGAGTTTGATAGCACTAACCAAACTAATTGCAGCTAAAAAAATAAGTAATTTCATTTTATAATTTCGTAATGAATAGCAGTAATTTAATTCATTTTTTTCTGAAATAATAATAGAATGAGACCATCTTTTTTGGGTTTAGTGGTTAGTGGTATATTGATTTTACACCTTTGCGCAAAGGTGCAATCAGCATTGTTTTGATTTTTCCAACACTGGAAAAGTCTTAAAGGTTATGAATGGATTGTTGTAGTTTTACTTCTTTCTATAGCAACTTCTGCACATTCGATTCAACATAATTTTGAAGAAATATTTTTTAAATTTAATCCTTTGATTGGGGAATGGAAACCTTTGGATAAGCCGCAATTATAGTTAAAAAGAGGAATGATTATAAAAAATTTAAACAATTTATTCTCTAATTTCACGAAGTCTACTGGAATTCAATTTACCAAGATGTTCCAGATAATATGGCATTCTTGGATTGTTTATTATATGAGGAGTTCTTGTTATTAAATTCGCGAATGAAAGTAATAAATTTTTCAAATTAAATACGATATATTTTGCGAATCTGTATTCTTCAATTGGATATTTTGTAATGTTTCCGTCAGTGAATCTGAAAGGGATTGCTAAACTAGATATACCAAAAATCGCGAAGTTAT